CTAAACTCTTGGAAGGTAAAGCTTCTATGACGCAAGAGTTGGATAGCAATAGCTTTGCTGGTCTCTATCTCAAAGGTTATATAGGAATGTTCAAAGGGAGACCAATGCTTATTCTTAATAAGGTATTTTATGAGACCTTCAGGATTTTCTCTCTTGTCTTTCCTGCTGCTGGATACCCGTGCAATTTCTACGATATTCTCTTCCGGTTCGGGGGTAATGGTTAATAGACGTACGTTCATAGGTTGTTTGATTGATGGTACAAAGTGAGCCGATTATGTACTATTTATGGCTCATTACAATACCTTATAGGGTATAGTTCGCTATTGTTTCAAGCTATCTATACCCGTTCGGTATTAGTTTAGGTTAGCTTTTCTTTCTCTTTCAAGAAACATCTCCCCCATTTTAGTAATGCTATGAAGGATATCCGTAGCATACTTGCCATCTTTAGTATTGCTATCGATAAGATCTATACGCTGCTTAATCTTATCGATGAATTGTTCTAACTGTGTTTTCATTCGTTTTTGGTTTAGTCAATCTTGCGGATGCGGTCCAAGTCCAAGAGCGGCCTCGAGACGCTCCAGCCGCTCTTCGATGGTTGGTTGGTGTGCGGGTGCGGGTTCGACTTTACGGACGTAATACCAGGCAACAACCAATTCGTCAAAGTTTGATTCGTCGTTGCCGAAGCGCATTGTGTGGTGCCTTACCCTTCCTTTCGGAAGTGGAATGCTACCGAGATAAAAGACAGGTCCATCCCACTTGTCGGTTACGGAATCCCGCACTTACACCATGTCGCCGTATTTAAACTCGCTCATTAGACCTTTTTGTTGGTGTTAACAAAATGGTCATTAACAAGGTCAAATTGATCCCCAATCTCCCTTAATGCACCTCCCAGAATCTTTGCAAGATTTCTAACTGCTTCAAGTTCAAGAGATTCTAACCACTTATCTTGTACTGCGACAGGGCAATCCTCAAAGCAAGTGGGTTGTTTTTTGTCTTCATCTTCAAACTTGTGTAAGATATAGACCCCGCTGAGGTTCCTACGTTTTAAATCATTCATAGTATCCATTGCTGTGTTGTTTTTAATTCTACAAAATGTTTGTTTTATGCATCATTAGGGATGCGTTTCTGAGTTAATGATGATAAATGCCATCATTTGAATTGCAGTCAGGGCAAGATTCGAACCTGCAATCGTCCGCTTATTAGGCGGGGCTTTACCAATTAAGCTACCTGACTATATTGAGCTTCTGAAAGGAATCGAACCCTCAACCTACTGAGTACAAATCAGTTGCTCTACCAATTGAGCTACAGAAGCAAGAATCATTTTTAGGGACACCGCTGATTTTCTATTGAATACCTTAATCGGTTTTAAATGATCAAACCCTTCTTGCTATCACAAGTTGTGATGTCAAGAGTAGGGGCGACAGGACTCGAACCTGTGACCTTGATGATATAAGCATCCTGCTCTAACCAACTGAGCTACGCCCCCAGTTAATCGCACCTGTTAAATCGTAGAGGTGCAGAACGCATAAATAAACAACCCGAAACAAAGAACAGTGCGTGGGAAGGGATTCAAACCCTTATAGTCCAATTTAGAAGATTGGTGCATTATTCAATTATGCTACCCACGCATTGCCACAAAAGTATTACTTCGTGGCGTAATAGTTATCGCGCATCATCTTAACAATTTCTCGTTTAAGATCTTCGCCAAACCTTTCTACCTCTCTTTCAAAGCGAAGGTCTTGTTGCCATTCATTGAAGGATCGGGTCTCACGGTCAGGGTAAGATGAGCTTTGTACCTTAATAGTTTTATTTCTTTCCATAGTTAGGTGTAAATACAAAGTGGGTACCAGAACCTTGCAGTCCCAGTACCCACCGTATGTTGATTTGAATCAGGTTACTCCTTAATGAATGTGCCGCCTACAGTTTTGCCTTTGCGGTTGGCAATCTGCTTATATGCTTCTCCTAATGTATAAGCAGGAGAGTAGCCGAGTTGTTCGTTCAGGATGATTATCGTAACCATCACATCACCCAGTGCATCAATAATACCGTCATCATCAGCTTTAAGGATAGCAGAACCAAGTTCTCCGACTTCTTCTACTACCTTGATGAATTGGCTTTTTGCATTGTCAGGATGGATAAGGTTACGAGCCTCAGCCCACTCAACCACCAACCTGTTTAAGTCATTAAGAGTTAGATTCATTTTACTGCATTAAAAAGTTGTGTCATTGTATACGGACATGCCCACGTGTAGTCAGCAAATCCTGAACTACGGTACATCCGAAACTTAGATACTGTCTTACCAGCAAAGGCTGAAGGGTCTAAAACAAAGATAGAGGTAGCCGTTTCTGAACAGTCAATATCACCGTGATCTACATCCGCCGTGAATTTAGTATTGTCTGTAAAGAGGAACGTAATCTTACCATCGGTCGTACCAGCGCATCCAATATCTGCCATAGTATAAATGAACATACCAACCATCCCATCGACATTGAATACACATGCATGTGCTGTCGATGGTGACTTTCCGATAAGTTGGAGTTCGGTAACAAGTTTGCGCGCTCCGGTGAATTCGTCAATTTCATTTGTCTGGAGTTTCTGTGCAGATACAGAGATGCTAATTGCTGCAAGAGCAAGGAAAAAGAATTGCTTCATAATAGAATTAAGGGGGTAGTTAATTAATCATCATCCCAGTCATCTGGGAAATCCTCAAAGGACTTGTCTTCAAATCTTTTGCATAGTACACACTGTACTTTGCAAGCGATTTCCGTCTCGTTAATGAGGGAGTTTTGGCAGTAGAAAGGTTCCATTGTTTAACAGTTCTACGCCAAATATATATACTATCTATTTATTGAGTAATAGTATGTACTCAGGTTACAATCGCGTAATGCACAACCTCTTGTTCATCGTCTATGCGTATTACAATACCTCCTGTATTGGAGATATGAGTACTTGCATAATAGCCGTGAAGGGGAGGGTCGAATTTGTGTACAGCAAACTGATCGATATGCCATACACATTCTCCTACAACGAAGTAGGGTTCACCATCTTGCCCGTACTCTAAACGGGATTCTCCTTGTTTAAGAATCTTCATTCATCTTGTTTTCTAAATGTTGGATTAAAATTTCTAAGTAGTGCTTTGCCTTATACAGGTCTTCTATTCCATTCTTGTTTCCATATCGGGAAACATACTTGATTATGTTCCCTTCACAAAAGCCAATCTGATTAGCCAGTATATATTCTACTGGTTCAATACCGAGGGACTTGTAATGTTTCCCTCCAATCTGTGTTTCTAATAGGTCAGGTTTACTGTCCGTTGTTCCCATCGTGTTCGAGTAATTGTCGAAGTAATTCATGTACATTTTCTGGTTTGTTTGCAGGACTCTCGATAAAGAAGGGATCATCACAACCGCAGTTTACTCCATACATATACAGAAGAGCTAAAATATCTTCTGAGTTTACGGTATGGTTTAGATCAATGTCTCCTTCACTGCAAAACTCGCATCCATAATAGGAAAGGACAATCATTAAATCTGCAGTTCCTACATGACAATCTCCATTTAAATCACCAAAGCAGTATACATCGTCAGAGAAGAGTTGTGATCTCTGGTACTCTAACATAGCATGCATACGAGCTATCTGTCCCGGCGTAAACCTATCTCTACACTCTTCGTCTGCATAGTCCATATGGTTGTCTGCAATGAAGGGCACGCCGTTATATGAAGGCAGGGGGCAGTAATATCCCGATACACCCGGACAACCATAGCTAACTTTAGTAGGAGGAGTATCGCATACATAATCTCCGCTATGTTCACACGGCCCTAAGTTCTGCCCACAGTTACTTACAAATCCGCTTTGATTTTTAAAGACGTGATGCAGTCCACAGTAATGTCCCATCTCGTGAGTCAAAGTTTCATTCTCAAACCGCCACGTAAGCTGAGGACCACTAACTCCAAACATCTCTGATTCTACCCATACCCCATCCAAGTCTGACCACGGGTAGAAGTTTACCCAAGCAAAGCCAAGTATAGAAGAACAGAAGTCAGGAGCCACATAGATGTTACAGTACTCAGCAGTATTCCAACGAACCATATCAGTCCACATTGCCATCTGAGTACCATAATCAGGAAAGCATACTCCTCCAGTATTGCGGTAGGATTGTGCCCAAGCAAAGGTTCCTAAATGGGTATAGGTGTAGTCCTCTAAAACAAAGGAGATACCAGTAGAATCAAAGTCGACATTGAGTTGATCCATTGCTTCCTCAATGAGGTCAACACTAATATTGCTATTAGGGAAGGCAGTATTATCGTGTAGGATATGCACAACACAACGAATAACCTTCGGGTCATAATTTCTATTGATATTATAATTTTCTGGAAGAATATTATTAAGGTCTCCTTGAACGCTACAGTACTCTACTTGCTTGCTATCTTTCTGTGCAATAAGGCTTACATTAAAACCTAATAGTAATAAAAAAAGAAACTGTCTCATTGAGAATTGTATTTCCTCAAAGATACAGTTTCTCTGTATTATTTTCTATTTCAGTATGTAGCTTACTCTTCGTAAGGCACATACAGCGTCTTGCCTCCCTTACGGACAGCGCGTAGAATCTCTTTTTTATTCTGACCTTTTACATAAGAAATATGTACCCAGTCAGGATTGTTATCGTCACCAAACTCCCAGATAAGTTGTTTAAATTCGAGGTTGTCTTTAACATAATTAAAGATAGCCTTGTTATCAATATAAGTAAAGCCATCCACATCAATATCCAAAGCAGATCCTTTCATATGGTCAGAGGTCTTGCTTCCCTTGATAGCTTTATTCAATGCTTCAGAACGGAAGCCACTTGATATCTTGATAGGTACACCGAAGTAGTCACGCACTTTCTGAAATACTTCTGTAGCAACTGTCTTGAGATTTTCGAGTTGCTCGTTGTTGGGCAGGTTACTTATACCTAACCGTACGGCGGTGTCAGATTTGATTGCCTCCTTGAGTGTCAGATGCTGGCTTAATTGCATTGATGTATCCATAGTAGTTGGGATTTAGTTAGTAGCCGGAGCGGGGGTCGAACCCGCACGAACTTTTCAGTTCAACAGATTTTAAGTCTGTCGTGTCTGCCAATTCCACCATCCAGCCATTTGCTACAAGAGCAAATATATTACCATATAATAGATGATTCTCCGTGTCTTACCAAGAAGTCGTTGGCTTGACTGAAGTGTTTGCATCCAAAGAATCCTGCCTTACCACCACTATATCCTTCTGCAGCTGGGTGTGCTGCTTTCAGTACAAGGTGATGGCTTGGCATGTACATATTAGAAACCATATTCTGGGCAAAGCTACCCCATAACATCCATACTATAGGCTTATCTGGTCTGTAAGAGAGTTCCATAAGAACCTGTCCTACAAATTGTTTCCAATTAAAATCCTTGTGGCTGTTAGGAAGGCCAGCATTTACAGTAAGGGTACAGTTCAACAGAAGGACTCCTTGCTGTGCCCACGGAGTAAGGTCTCCTCCTTCGATATTTACCTTGCCCAGATCTTCAATAATAGCTTTCTTAATGTTGCGAAGAGATGGGTTAATCCGCCTATCATTAGGCACGCTAAAAGCCAAGCCATCTGCCGAACCATCGTGATAAGGATCTTGTCCAAGGATAACAACCTTTATGTCGTTATACCCGGTTGTTTTAAAGGCACGAAATACTTTATCGCTGGGTGGATATACGACGTGTTTCTGCTTGGCCTGTTTGATTTGTTCTCTTAGCTCATCCATATAGGAACAGCTAAAGATTGGCTCTAACGTCTCTGCCCATCCTTCTCCTACAATATCAGTAATCTTCTTCATATTTTAAAGGTATTGCCCCTGCCATCAGGGTTTCTTTGCTTGCTCCCCAGTTATTGGTGTAGCTGTGGTAAGCAATCCGAGAGATTAACTCTGATGCTTTGCTCCATCCAAGGTCAAGGTAGCTTTCGTCGATGCTAAATATCTCACAAGGATATTCTTTGTTTGTCTGTACAGCTACGATATACATACTCTTGGGTGTGTACTCTGGGTATGCTTTAGATACAGCCCATTGATAAAAGGCAAGCTGTCTGTCGTAGTCGTACTTCTCGAAGGTGTCTTGAAACATCCCAATCGGTGAGCGGGTGGTCTTCAAATCAACAATCGAGTAGGTCTTCTCTTCGTGGTTAAATAAGATTCTATCTACCTTAGCTTTGAAGTCCAAGCTAAGTGACTCATTCTCAAGCTCTAAGTCCCACTTCTCGGTAAAGTAAATCTCTACTTCGTTATAGGCTTCATCATAAGATCCATTGAACCCATTCCCTTCTATCAGTTCTGAAGCAAAGGGATGCATACGTATAGAATCTACGCAGCCCATAATCTGGTGGTACGTCATTGAATCTACGATATGCTTGTCTTGCGATTGGCATAAAGCAATCCAATAGGGTTCTGCCGTCTTGAGGATAGAATCGATACGTGAGGATAGGGTTCTGTTGGAGTAGTAATCATCTGGAATTACGATACCCCATTCCCCTTCTTCTATATCCTTCAACTCGATATGCGGCATTAGTCCCTCGTGTCTCTCTCTAACCCGGTTAAAGAGAACGTCGATGATCTCTTTCACCTTAGGGCCGGGTACATTAGACGGGGTAATATCAATCGAGTCAGGCTCAAGAAGAACCTTATGTATCAGCGTACCTAACTGGAAGGAATCGTTATCCTTAGAATCCAGTAAGCCATCGAGATACTTCTTAAAGTACCGAGGGCTACCTCCAGACATAGGATCTATATAACTCAAGCAACTATTGTTTATAGCTGCCTTACTAAAGTAGCTTTCGTCCTCGTTCTTCATTGGTGTAAAATTTAATGGGTTCTTCTCGTTCAACCGTTAGTCCAACAAATCTATCTAAAAGAGTCTGTCGTACCAGACGTTTCGCTTCTTTATCCATCCCACTCTCGTAACCATAGTAGCCCTTTACACTTACTGTACCTTCAATAAGCTCTCCTTTAAAGGTTGCTTTATAGTTGTAGATATAGAGGATAGGATCTCCGGGCCGTAATTTCTTCTCTTCCATATCAACATATAGGGAGGGACCGAAGCCCCTCCCCTTTTAGTTAGTCAAGCCAATCTTCAAAATCTACATCATATAGATTCAACTCCTGATCTGATTCCTCTACATCACAGAGGTCAAAGGCGTAGTGGTCTTTAAGTGCGCCATCTACAGCTTGTTTAACCGTAGCAATAGCGTCGCGTACTACTTCGGACTTATCAGAGGACTCATACTTAGAGACAGCGATAGTCACTACAATATCTATAGTGCCGTTAACTGTCTCGTTGATTTCATTGAATGCGCCCATAATTCTTGTGTTGCGCTTGTTTTACTTCTATTAACGTGGGGTAAGGTCGTATAGATCCTTACAGTAATCACATTGAACAACCTTCAGGCTTACTTGCTTCAAGGTGCCGGGACATTGAGGACAGAAGATAGACTTCTCCTTCTCTTTCCGCTGCAATCCAAAAGCAATTTCGCTGTGGTAGTATTCTTTAATTCTGCTCATTGGGATCTGGGATTTCTAAACCTAACTCTTCAGCCGACCATTGTCTAATAAGGTTGATGTAGTTAGTGAACTCGATAGTAGTCATAGTCTTAGTATCGGTATGTTCTAACTCTACCTCCTCTGTAATGGGATTCCACTTCTCCCGCTTAGCAAACATATGCTTGAGAGATTCGTGGACGTGGGTACGCTTCAGCTCACCAGTATCACTGCCTAAGTCGCTGGCTTGCATACCCTTATTCTTTAGCTCTACATAGATCATATATACCACAGTACCCCAGTAGTAAGCATTCTGATTGATGCTGCGTAGGGGAAGGGGAGTAAGGTCTATAAGAACTTCTTTGCCATTCAGTTTACTTAACTCATTATGCCAAAGGGCTTCTTCATAAGGTAAGAATTGCCCGTTGATAATCTTTCCAACAGATTTGATCATTGATAGAAGGAATCATTTGTTCTATGGTCTTGCTTGATTATAAATACAAGTTTCTTATCCTCTTCATTTTCTACAGCGTGAAACTCTATAGAAGCTGAGCGAGATACATACCTGATATTGTCGTCAGGTATCTTACCCATATTAACCAGCAAGTCTTGAAATACTTTGCAGTAAATCCACTTGTTATCTAAGTCCCAGTCGCATTTGCCGGGCACGTCATACAGTTTACACTCTATCTGAATAGGGAAGGTTTTGATCTTAGGCATATGCTCTAAGAACGGCCTATAGAAATCCTTGATAGCATTAACAATCTTAACCCGTATGATAGGTGTACTTAGACCAGAATAGAAATCCTGACCGTTGATACGCTTGTATCTTGGATTGTTTACACTCTTGGAGTTCTTCACTATAGGTTGCCCATCAGGGCCACACAACCTTCCCTTAGAATCGTATCCGTATGCTTGATACTTCTTAGGGATTTTGTCAGTTTTAGAGAAGTACTTAGGTCTTCTACTATTACTCATCTTAACCTGAGTAATGTAGTTTGGCATTTCAATGGTTATGATATTCATCTAATAGCCAAGATATGGTAGAAGCTACATATGATTTGCCGTGTAGCTTTACCAAGTCGCTGATATCTTTTGCTTCGTAGTTCGTGGTCGCGAAACGCCCGTTAGTTAGGAACAAGGGCGAAATATCGAATTTTTTACGCATGTAGTTTGCCATCTTGATACCCGCTCTATCGAAATCGTAGAGGGAATATACAAACTTGCTTTTCGATTTAATACCTTTAATCCACTCGGGATCAGGGTATACGGACTCACTCTGTGGGGCAACAGCGGTAATACCAAACTCGTGTAAGACCAGTACATCCTTCATACTCTTGGTGATTATAGTACCTTTACTATAATCCCTTGGAATATGCTCACCTTGTACAACAGTGCAGTTACATATAAATCTACTACCTTTTCTAAACGGGAAGTAGATTTTGTAATCTCCTCCACCAAACCAGTAGGCATAAGCTACGTCGCTCTTCTGGAAGTTGTAAACGATTTTACCGTTGACCCAGACGTTGCTTACAGGATACACGTGAAACATCCGAAGGGTATCTTTTGATACACCGAAGGAAGTCCAGTATAACCTATCTACTTCTTCAAAGTCCCTCCTCTTAATTTGGATTGCGGTATGTTCCTTGTGCATCTCTTCAGGAGTGATATACTCTATACGAGGCACAGG